CGATCGCCGGGTCGCTCAAATCCGCGATCATCGTGTAACTGAGGTTGACCGACGTTTTTTCGATGTGTTTCCGGATGACCTCCGCGTTCAAATCTAAAACGTAATTCGGCGCTCGACCCTTTACGATCAACCGCGCCCGCGACACGTCGAACTTGATCCCGCCCGCCGTGAAGACCTCCGAATCCGTCGCCGCCTTGATCGCCCTCCGGATCGCCGCCTTCGACTTCGCCGTCTCTTGCGCGAAATGCAGAATCAATTCGTGCGGCTTCAACCCCGCCTCGCGCGCGTGCGCCGCGAACGACTCGAACCACTGATATGAAACCGGCAACGGCACTATGACCGGATCGTTCATCTCTTGCGCCCCAACTCTTTGACCGTGACGACCGTCTTGTCGCCCGACACTAACTCCGCCAACCCGATTTCGCCGCGTCGCCACATCCCCGCGCGCCGCTTACCTAATACCTCGTCTTGCACGTTCTCATTTTGCGAACGTAACCATGCCTCGCCGTCCGGACGTTTCGCGCGATCCGCCGGCTCCGTCACCGGATAAATGATCGTCCTACAATGGCAATGGAATGGCGGCACCGGCCCGCGCCCGTACTTATACGCGCGATCCTCGCCCGCGTACGAAAGACAAATGATCGACGTCTTCTTGTCTAACGTCACCAACAACCTGTATTCGTCCGTGATCGACGGGTTCTCCTGAAACGTCTTCAACTGGACTTCGTTCGCCGTCGCGTTCGCCGTCGTCGCCGCCAACGCTTGCGCCCGCCTCCGCGCCGGGCCGAACGCGAATTTCTCCAACCGCTCGCGCGTCTCGACCATCGACTCGCCGCGCGAGACCGATATCGCGACCTGCGCCTGGACCGCGCGCTCGACCGCCGCCCGTTGCCGCTGGACGTGTTGTTCCAACGTCCGCCCGTCCGTCTCCACCCAAAAGACCGACGCGAGAATCGCTTGTCGCGAAAGAATAGTTACCGGATCGCCCGTGTCTTTAGACAACGCCTGCGCCATCACCGACGATTGCCTGTTAGCGAGCGCCAGCGCTTCGACCCCGATTCGCTTGAACAACTCGTCGTAAACTTTCGGGATCTCTCGACGCGCCTCCGCTAAAGCGGACCGCGCCGCCTGTCTCTGTGACCTGTCGCTGTTCGCCTTGAAATGATCAGAGATCGAATCAAACACGCCGCCGACCGTCCGACGCGCGGACCTCGACAACCCGTTCTCGACACGTTTCAACTCGACCGCGTTTTTTATGACTTGCCCGACTAGATGCACTAAGACCCGTAATCGACCGCTACGATCCGCCCGTCGAGAATGCCGAAGCTGCTCGACTTATCCTCGACCGGAACCTCGAACCCGTCGCCGCAATAGAACGGACGAATCTCGTCGTCCGTTAAATCCCGATTCAAAGGGGCACACCTGGGCATCAACAGGAAGAAACCGCCCGGCGCGCAGAATAATACCGGGCAAACGAGGTGCTTTATCGGCGTCTCCCACTTGTAAAAATCGCGCTCCTGCATGTTCGCCAACAGCCCCCGCAGGAACAAAGTCCACGACTGAACCGTCGGAAACTTGATCGCCCATCGCGACAATAAAATCACCGTCCGCGTACAACCTCGCCTGATCGTCACCACACGATTTACCGTATAAATGGGCGCGCGATCACTTCCAGAACACCTGAAAGGGAAGTGATCGCGTCTTTTTGCCCCGCCCTATGCCGTCGCTTGGTTTTCCTCGACCGGCAAACAGACCTCGCATGCCTTGTACTTCGCGTGGACCGCGATCCCCTCGTTCTCGAACGCCATCTGACGACGACCCATGTCGACCGCGCCGTCTTCCGTCTTCTTTACGCAATCCGCCGTCGGTCTGTGATAGACCTTCGCGTCGCGATCGCCGATGAACTGTCCGAGACCTTCGCGGACCTCCGCCTCCGTTTGCTGTGATGCCCCGGCCTGCGCAGCATTCTCCGCAGGCGCGACGACCCTCTCGCCTGTCGACTCGTTCGCCGCCGTAGACTGTTCTGTAGACGAATCTGTGGACTCGCCCGCTTCGTTCGACTTTTTAGCTTTCGCCATTACCGTGTCCCTCCGTCGAATGATTCGCGTAATTTACCGAACGCTTCCGACGTCCACTCACTTACGATACCTGCGCGCAAATCGTTATCCAACTGCAACCGTAACCGCTCGCGCCTCGTGACCTCCGCGTCGATACGCTTCAACTCGTCGATGAACTCGTCAAGATGTTCGACGACGATGTATCGCCCGCCCGCGCGTATGACCTCCGCCTCGTTCAACTTTTGATCGTCTTCCTGCTTCTCTCCGACCCGCTTACCTTCGACCGCGACGAACACCCCGCGATGGACCACGAACGCGTCATGCGTCCCCGCCGGACACAACTGGATATAATTGCGCCCGACCCTCGCGCCGCCCGAATTCGTCCGCCTGTAATAAATCCCGCGCGCCGCGCAATACTTTTTGATCGCGCGAATGACGACCTTTTCGAGGTCGCTTTTTTTCTTCCGCGCGCCCTTGATCAATTCCTGTTGCCTGACCACGCGCGGACGGTCCTTGATCGCTACTGACTCGTAAATCGCCGCCGCCCGACCCTCCGACTCTCTGACCTGCTCGACCGCCGATTCGGCCCCGCCCGTCATCATTTGCATAACCCCTGAACGCTTCGCCATTATTCCCCGACTATCTCGACCGTGACCCGGACTTCCTTAATGATAATCATGGATTTCGGATATCTTCGCCGCGACCATCTGTCCGCGTGTCCGTAACCGTTGAACGTCGCGACCGGTTTCCTTATGCCCCGAATGAACACCCCGAATTCTTTGTCCATCGCTACCCCTGGAAATGTTGTTGACTAATTCCCGCGATCATTTCGCCGCGCCTTTTTTTCGAAAAATACGGCCGCCGCGATAAAACTCGGAATCGTTAGGAAACTCGCCGAGTACTCCCCGACCATGCGCGCGAGCTGCTCATCCTGGAGGCCTCCGGGATTTCAGCTCCCGACGCGACGGAAATCGTATTGACTAATCCGCCCCGTTTGATTTCGCCTTGCCCCTGTAATCCAACCGCTTGTCGTCGACTATCTCCGTCAACGCGTCCACGTCGAAATGAGGCCCGAATATCCGCCTGCCCTTGAATTTGAAAGACTCTCTCATTTCGTGCGTCTCCGCGAACTGGACCGCCGCCCATGCCGTCTGGACGATTTCGGACTTGACCATGTGCTCGGACAACATCCACTTTCGACCGGACTGTCTCTCGACCTTCCCCGTGAAAGAATCCGCCTGATCGAATTGCGCTTGAAGGTAGATCACCCCGTTTTTGTCTCCGACGTAGAACGACCAACCCTTATATGTAACCTGCCCGACTATTTCCTCGATCTGTTTTTTGTTCATCGTGCCTTGCTCTCTATCCGACCATGTGATTGTGCGTCGCCCCGCAACGTCCGCGCTGTTGGAAGACGCGCCCGATGACTATCTGACCCTCGCGCGCTGTAGATTCTCCGCCCGTTGCTGCAACTCCGCGATCACCTGAATGAATATGTATTGCGGCAAATCCATCAACCGCTCGACCGTGTGATCAACGAACACCTCCTCGTCGATCCCGCGGATTACGTTCTCCGCCGCCGCGCGGACCTGCTTCCAGCCGTCGAGCCCGAGCAACGCCGTCTCGCCGTCCTCGCCGAACCGATGCTCGATCACCGTCAACGTCCGCTCGTCGTCGTGTAACGCGTCCGCGATAACGACGTCCGTCCGCTTTCCGCCGCACCCTTCGATCCTCAAATTCTCCGCCATTGCCACCCGCCCTCCGCTATAATGAAAACGGGCGCCGACGCACTCGTTAGAACCAAAAGAACTACGTCCCCAAAACGCGCCGCCCGGTTACGCCGCCTTTTTGTCTTCCTCGTCGTCTTCCTCGACGATCTTTTCGTCGCCCTGTTCATCCGGATCGCCCGACCCCGTGCGCTTTCCTTCGCCGCCCTGATCGTCCTCGTCCAACATCTGTTTCGCTTTCTTCCAATCGACCGTCGACGGGACTTCCTCCGCCTCCATCAACATCTGCCAGAATATCTCGCGTGGATATTGACCCGCCGCGACCAACTCCGACAACGCCTTGATCTTCTCCGGCGTCAAAACGATCTTCATGAACTTGCGATTGACCGTCGATTTCCCGCCCTCGTCTAATCCGAGATACTTCGCCGTCAACCGCAACGCGCCGTCGATCGCGTCCTGTAAGCTGCGCGCCATGTTCGCCAACTCCGACGACTCCGCCTCAGATTCGATGACCGATTGCGTCGCCGTCTGCTCGACCTGCGGCTTGCCCATCAACAGCAGGAGGCCCAAGATCGCCATGCGTTGTTCGCACGCCGCGCGCTCCTCCATCGCCTTCCCGATCGCGTGGCCCGCGTGCTCCGCGTAACCCATCTTTCCTTGTTCTTCCAACTTCGCGAAAGAATTCGGACCGACCTCGACGTCTTCGTCCGCGAGCCCCGCCGCCCATAATATGGGCACGTTCGCGACGTGCAAGACGTGGCGCAAATCCGCGCGCAACTGGTAATGCTCTACGTTCTCGTAACAGAGGTCGGACAGCCTGGGCCTGGATTCGAGCGTGTCTTCCTTCCTCCCCCCGTAATGGACCGACAACGGAACCTCGTCGATCCCCGTGTCGCCTTCCCACCTGTCGCCGTTCTTGTCGACGTGGATTTCCAGAGACTCGGCCGATTTCTTATTCCGCCCGCGCCCGACCGTCGCCTCTTTCCACCTGTAGACCGCCCAATAATTCGGCCGCAACACCCGAAACTGTTCGACCTCCGTCTCGCCGAAATCGCCGACCCTTTCCTTCACACATTCGCGGATCGTGACCTGCGTCAACGCCAACGCCCCGTTGACCTGTTCCTCGACCCAATTGATCACCTGATCCAACCGGACCTTGATCCAGTACGGGCGCAGGTTCGCCTTGATCTCGTCCGCCGCAGAGACCCGCCCGTCGCCGCGCTCCGCGTTCGCCTTCGCCTGCGCGTTCTCGTCCGTGATCGCGCGCTGCATGTCGACGAATATCAACGAATGCCCGTCGAAACCGTCCTCGAACACCTCGCGCGCGAAGACCGGCCCCGTCGTCCCGCGCAAATCGACGTTTTGCCAAATCTCGTTCTTGATCCTGTCCGGCGTGTCCTCGCCGAGCGTCGGGTCTTTCCGGAAGACCATCCCCGTCAACCCCTCTTTCGTACGCTGGACCGCGTTGAAAAGGACCGCCGCTTGCAGCCGAATGGCGTAATCGTCGTCTTTCTCCGCCGGGTGCTGCGGGAGATAGTCCGTCGACTTCGCTCGCATCGTCTCTGTCCCGCCCAACAGGTCGCGGTAGAAATTCACGCGCGGCGTCATCGTCTTATACGCCGGACACTCGAACGCGGGGGAATCCATTGAATCCGCTTGTTCTCTACTCAATGCCATCTTGACTTGCTAACCCCTTGACCCTGTCCGCCAGGAAAGATAATTCGCCCACCACCGCCCGCCCGTCGCCTACCGACCCGCCGACCGCCGAACCCGTCATTCCTTCGTTCGTGACCGTCACGACCCCGATCCCGCCGATCTCGCCGCCCTGGACCAACTGCGCCACCGACCCGACGACGTCTCCGACTGACTCGCCTTCATTTGATGAATTGCCGACCTCGCCCGCGTCCGTCCCGCCCTCGACCCGCTCCAGGTAACGCGTCCCCATGGGGATCGTCCCGTCGAATACGTTCGCGCAAGACTCGATCGACGCGATCGTCCCCGCCGCGTTGATCGTCTTGATCTTGACGAGTCCTAATTTCTCATGCCCGCACGTTTCGCCCGCCTGGAATTCCCGCCATAATTCATCGACCCGCGACGCCCACGTCCCCGGCCCCGGCTGCTTCTCGTAAACGACGAAAACGACATTCGGCGGTTCAAATCCCGAGATGCGCCCTCGACCGTACAGCTGATGAACCACGCGATCGCCTACCTCGAACCCGTCCACCATGACCGGCTGTAAAGTCTCCAAAGACTCGCCGATCGAAAAACTCGTTATGCCCGATTGATTCTTTTGCACCTTATGACCCCCGCGCCGCTTTCTTGCTCTCGCCTGCATTCTTCCGCAGCCTGGATTTCTTCGACGTCACACAACGCCGCCTCGACCGCCTCGACCGACGGGGACGGGAAGCCTAATTTCCGCATGCCATTTCTGAACGCATGACGCGCCGCCGACCTCGACCGCCCGTAACGCTCTGCTATGAAATCGTAAGGAATCGGGTCACCTTTAACGCCGACCCTTAATCCGACGACCTGTCGCTCGAAATCCGTCAACTTACTCGACGACGCCAACTTCGTCTTGATCAACGCGACCTGCTCGTCGCTCGCCCCGAAAATAATAGGTCCCGCCATCGTACCCTTTACCCTTTGCCCGTTCTTACCTTCGCAACCTCGTAACGCCGCCGACCGATGGACGCCTCAGATACCCGATGATGTATCGCTCCGCGTCCATGTAATGAAACGTCTGCTTGTCCTCGATCTCCGCCGTCGCGTTGCCCGCCTCGTCCAGGACCCGCGTGTATGACATTTTCTCCGCCAGATAACCCGACAGGTCGTCGAAGACCTCGATCTGATTTTGCTTGTGCGCCGCGTACACGCGATCGATCCCGACCTCGACGTCGTTTATGTCCGGACTCTTGACCGCCAACCCCGCCGCCTTGAATTCCTTGCGCCATTGATCTTCGGACCATGACCCGCCGACCGCCGCCGTGATCGAGAACTCGTTGCGCTGCGCGCTGCGCGACATGAACGGATCGTCCAACAGATGCGCCGTGTGTTCCGCCGCCGTCCGCCCGCCCGCCTTATACTCGCGATAAAGCGTCAACTTTTGCGTGTCCGGATTCTGCGCGTAGAACAATGCCGCCGTGTTCACGCCGCCGAAATCCAACCCCGTGTAAATGTGGAACTGACGACGCCACGTCGCCGGAATGTCGAACCGCTTGACCTTGTGGTTGCTCTCGTCGAAACAGTCGTAAATCATCCCCGCCGGCCGCGTGAATATGCCACGATAGAAAAGATCAAATTTCCACTTCGGAAGCTCCCCTTCCAACCGCTCGAATTCCTCGCGCGAGAACATCGGATTCATCGTCGAATCGAAATTGACGACGTGATAATTCCGATCGCCCGCTATGTACCTGTCATAGACCTGCTGCTTCAACCAACCGAGATCGTATGGCGTCGTCGTGATCAACGCCCGCCCTCGATTCAATGACAACCTGCGCTGGATCGCTTCCCACGACCCCAGCTTGAATTTCTTCTGACCCGCCTCGTCCAACCATGCCGCTTTCGCCGTCATCGATTCGAGCGACTCCGGGTCTTCCGCATATCCGAAATGAACGACCGTAGGCTCGTCGTGCGCCGCCCCGAACGTCCGTTTCTCGCCCTCGCGCGAGAACACGAACCGCCGCGACGGACTGCCCGTGTACCTGCCGACCTGCAACTGTTTTTCAAATAGACGCCTGAACTCCGCCAGCGCCTTTTTCTCCAGGAGCTGAAACGTGGGCGTCACGACGAGGTAATCGCCCGGGCCGCACGCCTTGATCTCTTTGTATAACCAGTGCGGGCCGAACGACGTCTTGCCCGACTGCGCGCCCGCGATCACGCCGATGAACCGCGCCGCCGATAGATACGCCTCCAACTGCCCGTCATGAAAATTCAACTTCATGCGGCCATTGGAGACCTCGCATAATTGCTGCATTGATCGACTATGGAATTTCCGGGGGCGGGGCTATGAACCTGCTAACGCGGACCGTCTTCCGCTTCGCGCGCGACTCCAACAACCGCGCGATCTCCTCGTTGATCAAAAACGATTGCATCAACGACGACCCGCCTTTCCTGATTTCCTCCGCGAGATTTTCGTCGCTGAGATTCCGCGCGCTCGACCGATACGCGTCGCGCAACGCGTCGAGACCCTGTTGGTCCTCGACGACTGCGGGGATTCGCTGGATTTTTGGTGAAGCCTTTGATGTTCCGTTTTCCATGATTCGCCTTTACCCTTCGATAACCAGACCTATCGTCAACGATAGGTATCCTATAGAACACCTACCCCTTCAACCCGAACCGATCCTTCGCCGCCCGCCTCGCCTCGATCTCTTTCGCCCTCCTGATCGCGATCCGCTCGCCGGAAATGATCGTCATCGCCCGCGACAACCACTCCGGAGGGACCATGTGTACGACGTGGGCCGGGCAGGTCAACACTCTGGCTATTTCCAACTGATCGCAATACTCCGGCTTCACCCCCTTCAACCCATCCGACAAGAGATATTGCGCGTACGCTTGCGCCTCCGCCACGTTCGGCTTTACTTCGACCTTTACGGCAGATGCCCCGTCCTGCGCAGCATTTGACCCAGGATCGTTTTTCACCGACTCGATCAACTTATCCCGTAACGCCGCCTCATGCTCTTTCTTCAACGCCTGTAATTCCTCGTCGATCTGCGTCCCCTTGTCCTCGTCCGGATCGACCTGCGCCTGTTGTCGCTCGTACGCCTCGCGCTGCTCGCGCGCTATCCTCTCCCTCAATTCCGTTATGCTCCTTAAACTTCCGCGATCTTGTTCCATTGCTCGTCTGTGACCTCCGTCCCTTCGTCGAAATAACCTTTCGATCAAGCCGCGCCGTTTAGGCGATCCAATACTCTCTTATAATTACCGTATTCCATTTCGGCGTCTTGTAGAGCTAACCGCGCACTGACCACTTCGCGCTCTCTCTGCTCAACAAGCTGCCGCGCCTGTTCCAATTGCGATTCCACAAATTTCTTCACGTAATCCATTGCTCCTCCGTGACCTCCGCCCCTTCGTCGTAAAACCTCGCCTGGCGCTTTGCCTCGTTCGCCGCCCGGATCGCGTCCAACCGCGCTAAATTCTCCGGACGCATCAAGCCGCCGTTATGACCTCGAACTAAATCCAACTCACCCGAATACGTATACCCGTATCGATCTAATCTCGACCCTTTTTGCTCGTCGTTGTCGCTATAGACCGCGACTCCCATCACCGGACCGATCTCGTGCGGAAGATACTCGCGCCGGACCCCGTTCAAGAACCGATGACACATCGCCGCGCCCATGCTCATACGGAAAGACCTTGACCCGCCGCCGTGTCCTGATAGACGTCTTCCGACGCCAACCCATGCGCGCTCAAGACCTCGACCGCGCCGATCAACCCCGCTGGCGGCTCGAAACTTCCGACGTAAATCCACGCCGCGCGGACGAACTCCGCCGCCTGTTGATCCGTCATAACGCCGACCGCCTCGACTAATTTCTTTTGTGTACTCATTGTTCCCATTCCCCGCAATCCGCGATCAAATGCGGCCAATCCTTCTCGCACCGATCGCTTATCCTATGGATCGACCAATCCGGCGCGGAGATCACGAACCCGACGACCCCCTTCAACCCAGGATATCCAGGCTCGCAACTCAGATTCGCGGGCTTGCGCCGATCAACCATGATTAATCCTCAGAGATTAACCAATCTAAAATCTTGATCAACGCCGCGATGACGATCGCTCCGAGCAAGAAAAGAATTAAATCGATCATGCCGCTTTCGTTTCCTCGCCCTTCCAACCGAACTTCATTCGCTGCTCGATCCAAAACTGTTTCACTTCCGGAAGCCTGTCCGGGTGCTCGAACCCTTCGTGCGGCCAGAACTCCGGCTCTATATTGCAGACGCAAATCCGGAAATCGTTCGCGATCAACTCGCCTATGTTGCTGTGCCAATTTCTTGCACCGTATTTAAACGACGCCTCGATGCCTCGCACGCCCGCGTATTCTTTCGCGAACTCGTCGCCATGATCCTGAAACCCGCGCTTGCGCTCGATGTACCAATGCACCAAATGACCGTATTCATGCGCGACCAGATATCGCGTCATCGCCGGGTGCAGCGGAATGCGCTTGCCCGATAGCACTATGTAAGGCTCGTATGGGCTTATATCGTCACCCTCTGAATAGATCATGTGGCGATTAGAATGCCCGTTCGTCCGCCCCAAATCCTCGACGCCCAGGACGTAATAATTCGGAACCCATTCCATTGGGAACAACGATTCCACTTTCGCCGCCACCTCCGTCACCAATTCGACGTCGTGTTGGTAACAGGGGAACGGATCGACCTCTACCGGATACCCGTACGCCTTTCGATTTCTCGGGCGCGTCAACACTCGCGGGCTTCCATGAAAGGGCCAATCGACCGCGCCCGCCGGGATGCTTATGACCCTGTTTGATAACCTTTCTTTCATGCCGTCTGAATCCCTCCGAACCGCTCCGTTAACCTGCGCGCCGCGATCCGCTGATTTTCACGCTTGCGCCTGGACAGGTTGAAATGGACGCCGCCCGATTTCTTTTCTTTGATATCGCCTTTTGTGATGTCGCCCTTTACCGCGCGCGATAGGCCGTTCTTGTCTCTCACTACCTGCAACGCATTCCACGTTTCGCGCCGAAACCACATGCCGCCGCGCCCGACGATGTAGACTACCGGATCGACCTTGACCAACCTCGTCTTGATGCCGCGCTTGATGCCCGTATCACGCGCATGATCGATCTCTGTCGCCGTCGGCGGAATCAGCTTTTCGTAATACCGGTCGAACGCGATCTGCTGCCCGACCTTGTATCGCAACTGCCGACGGACTTCCATGTCCGCCCCGAACAGACGCTTGGCCGCGCCGCGCATCGACGCGACCATCGCGTCCAACTGTTGACGCCGCTCGACGATCATCCTCCGGATTCGCGACCGCTGCGCCTTCCCCGCCAACTTCGCCATGTCTTTCTTGCGACGACGCGATTCCATCATCGCCAACGCCGCGTCGAACTCCCACGCCTTCATCTCGCGGACTTCCAACGGGGAACGATTCAAATACCTCGCGACCTCCATGACCTGCTTCGCGTCATACTCCGGGCGCTCCGCCTTCCCGACCGCTTTCTTCAACGCGTTCTTGATCGCGCCCGATATTGAAAACTTTTCGCCGCCGAATAATTTCATTTAATGCCCCTTAACCTTTTATCGCTCGACCGTCCCCGCCGCGTTGACCTCAATCACCGTGACCGGGATCGCCCCGCCGCCCGGACCGCTGATCTCTTGCTTGCGTCCCCAATCCTTTGGATTTCTCCGCTCTAAAAACCACGCCGCCGCCTTCCAATCCGGAAGCGTCTTTTCGACTTCCTCGATCGTCCGCCTTGACGTGATTTCTTCCTCGCCCGTCTTCGCGTTGATCCTGATCCGCTCCGTCGTGATCGACTTTTCCCGCTTTATATCGCCGCCGATCTGCGCCTTCCTGATGACTAAGACCGCTTTCGCCTCCGCCTCCGCCGCCGCCCTGTCTATTGCCTCCGCAAACTCCGCGAATACCTGATTCGCCGCCCTGTTCTTATGCTCGCCGTTCCCGCGTTGAATCCACTCATCGACAGTAGATTCCCCCACCCCCGCCAGCGCGCCTGCCGTTGACAGGTAATTCCCCGCCGAAATTAAAACCG